TATGTAGCAGATCCTTGGTTCTCTCCTGCAGGTTATAATCGCGGAGTAATCAAGAATGTTGTTAAACTAGCATATTCACCTGCTAAGACAGATAGAGATACTCTATACAAGAGTGGTATAAATCCTGTGGTAACATTCCCAGGACAAGGCACATTGTTATTCGGAGATAAAACTCTATTAGCAAGACCAAGCGCATTTGATCGTATCAACGTTCGCAGATTGTTTATTGTTCTAGAAAAATCTATCGCAACAGCATCGAAATTCCAATTATTTGAATTTAACGATGCGTTCACAAGAGGACAATTTAAAAACATTGTAGAACCATTCTTAAGAGATGTTCAAGGACGTCGTGGTATTACAGACTTTAGAGTAGTTTGCGATGAAACAAATAATACATCCGCGGTGATAGATCGTAATGAATTTGTCGCAGATATATTCATTAAACCTGCAAGAGCAATTAACTTCATTCAATTGAATTTCATTGCTACAAGAAGCGGCATTTCATTCGAAGAAGTCGGGGCATAATAGGAGAATAATAAATGGCAATACCATTTAATGTAGAACGATTTAAATCTGAACTAACGAACGGAGGGGCTAGACCGAATCAATTCTCGGTCGAATTGTCCTTCCCGAATTACGTTGGTTCAAGATCTGCGGCAGTACAGAAAGCTCCATTTTTAATTAGTGTTGCGGAATTACCGGGACAGACCATTGGTCTTACTCCAGTTTATTATCGCGGTAGATTAGTTAAGATGGCAGGTGATAGAGAATTTGCACCATTTAATTGTACTGTTATTAACGATTCCGGTTTTGTTATTCGTACAGCGTTAGAACAATGGATGAGCGGCATTGAAGATCTACAGACTAAAACTGGAGTTCTTACACCATCGCAATATCAACAAGACATGACTATCAGACAATTAGATAGAAATGGCGCTATACTAAAACAATATACACTAAGAGGTGTATTCCCAGTAGAAATTGGACCGGTTGCGTTAGACTTTGGTACAAATGATTCACTATCAACATTCGGTGTTTCGTTCCAGTATCAATCATTTACATTCAGTAGCAATCCTGCAGAACAGTTATTAAATAACCTAATTGGTTAATTTGAAAGTGATTTAAGATTATGGCAGTAAAACTATTTGGCTTTACTTTTGGAAAAGAAGAACCTTTAGATATACAGAAACAAGGCTGGGCCACACCTATCATAGATGATGGCTCATCCACTGTACAAGCTGGAGGGTATTTTGGTACGTATGTAGATTTAGATGCAACTACTAAATCTGAATATGAACTCATAACTCGTTACAGAGAATGTTCAATGTATTCAGATGCAAGTGCAGCTATTGATGAAATATTAACTGAAGCTATTGCTGCGGTTGACGATGAAGATATTGTTAAGGTCAATTTAGATAAATTAGATATACCTGATGATATCAAAGATACTATCGAAAAAGAATTTGATGAAATATTAAAACTTTTAGAGTTCGATAATAGAGCTTATGATATATTTAGACGTTGGTATATTGACGGTAGATTATATTATCAAAAGATTATAGATGCTAAGAATCCAAAAAGAGGTATTCTTGAATTAATGCAACTTGATCCTCGTAAGATCAAGAAAATTAGAGAAGTCAAGAAAGAAAAAGATAAGGATACCGGAGTAGATTTAATTAAATCTATAGATGAATTCTTTATCTATAATGAAAAAGGTTTAACATATAATCCGACCTATTCTGCTATTGCGAATCAGGGTATTAAAATTACAACGGATTCTATTTGTTTTGTTCCTTCTGGACTTTTGGATTACGACAAAAATGTGGTTGTCGGTCAATTGCATAAAGCAATTAAACCCGTTAACCAATTAAAGATGATGGAAGATGCTTTGGTAATTTATAGAATTGCTAGAGCTCCTGAAAGAAGAATATTTTATATTGATGTTGGTAATTTGCCTAAGCTAAAAGCTGAGCAATATTTAAAAGACATCATGGCCAGATATCGTAATAAAATTGTGTACGATTCTAGTACCGGTGAAATTAGAGACGACAGAAAAATGATGTCTACTCTAGAAGATTTCTGGTTGCCAAGAAGAGAAGGCGGCAGAGGTACTGAAATTACTACATTACCTGGCGGCGAAAATCTAGGCCAAATTGAAGATATTAATTATTTTCAGAATAAATTATATCAAGCTTTGAATGTTCCTTTATCAAGAATGCAACCTCAAACAGGTATTTCATTTGGTAGAGCAACAGAGATAACAAGAGATGAACTAAAGTTTGCTAAGTTTGTCGACAGATTGCGTAAGAAGTTTAATGAGTTATTCAACGATCTTTTAAAAACCCAATTAATATTAAAGGGTGTTTTAACAGATAAAGATTGGGAATCGGTTAAAGAAAAGATTCAATATAGATATGCACAAGATCAGTATTTTGCAGAAATGAAAAATGCTGAGAACATGAGAAATAGAGTAGATTTATTGACTCAAGTACAGCCATTCATTGGTGCATATTTTAGTCAGCAATATGTGATGGCAGAGGTGCTAAGAATGTCTAAGAGAGACATTGACCAAATGAAAGAACAGATTGCGGCGGAACCACCCCCACCGCAAATAGGTATGCCCGGTATGCCACCAGGACAAATGCCGCCTGATCAAAATATAAATAATAATACTCAATAAGGAAAATTATGGAATCTACAATTATTCACCACATGGTTGACGATATTATCAACGGACAACAATCTGATGCATTATCAAAATTTAATGAAATTATTTCAGGTAAATTAACAGATGCTTTGGAAGATAGAAAAATCGAAATTGCATCTACAATAGGTAAAGAACAAGAACATGAAGAAGTTTAATACTTTAAGAGAAGATTCTTTAGAAGAAAAGTTAAAGGCATCTGATCCTGCAGGAACGTATATCCACGATTTCGTACATTCCGATAATCCTAAATTTGCAGGTAAGTCTAAAGCTAAGCGCATTCAAATGGCACTAGCAGCATCTTATGCTGCCAAAGGCAAATCTAGAAACGAAGAAGTTGAAGAAGTTGAAGAAGGTGTAATGCAAGACGTTTCTAAGTCTGTTGGTAAGATGGTAAGAACAGTTGCTAAGAAAGCAAGCAAAGCTCTTACTGGAGGAACAGATCAAGATCAATTAGATGCTTTGCATAAAAGAATGGGTCTTCCTCCTAAGCCAAACAAGACAATGAAAGAATCTGAGCTTTCAGAAAAGTTTTGGGACGAAGAAGGTGAGATGATTATTTCTCAACTTAGAACTATTGTTGCCAAGTCAAACATGATTATGACCAAGCTTGCAAATGACACACAGCTTGAGGCATGGGTACAATCTAAAGTTACAACCGCAGAAGATTCTATTAATAGCGTGCATGATTATTTAATGTATAGCAAAGACTCTACAGAATAAGAGGAATAAATGGCAAAAACCACTATACTTAAAAAAACAAGACAACAAGCCGTTGCCAAAGTAATTGGCGTTGGACAAGCAAATATAAATTATTTAGATTTAAAATTACCAGATGAAACTATGGATTTGGGAAATCTTGTAATTAATATTACGGGAATACTTTGGACATCTGAAGGCGCTAGCGGCAGTCCTATTACTGTAAAAAGAACTGTAGGTTGGCCTGCAATTGGCGAAGAAGTTTTAACATTATATGGTAATGACAATTGGTCATTAAATCAAATGTTAGGAATAGTAGATACGGCAAATAATAATGGTAACATACATGTTGTCATGCCTGCAGGCGGAGGAACGATGTATATGACGTTATCTAAACCATCCGGATTTATAGAACCCAATTTCCAAGCCAATTCTTATTTAAGAGGCGTATAAATGAAATTAATTAAAGAAGTTGCACAAGATATAAACTATCTTGTAGAATCAAAAGAAGACGGTGTAGGAAAAAATGTCTACATCGAAGGTGTATTTGCTCAAGCAGATACTAAAAATAGAAACAATCGCACTTATGGTCGTGGCATCATGGAGCGAGAAGTTAACAAATATCAAGACCTAATTGGTCACAAAAGATCATTGGGTGAATTGGGTCATCCCGAGAATCCTTCTATCAATTTACATCAGGTTTCCCACCTAATTACTTCCTTAAGAATGGAAGGAAAAGATGTAATTGGTAGAGCTAAAATATTAGAAACACCGATGGGTGTTATTGCAAGAAATTTAATAGAAAATGGAGTTGGTTTAGGAGTATCCACACGCGGGTTAGGATCTCTAAAAATGAACTCACAAGGAATTAACGAAGTGCAAGATGACTTTCATCTAGCAACCGTTGATATTGTTGCCGATCCTTCAGCACCAGACGCCTTTGTGCAAGGCATCATGGAATCCGCAGATTGGATTTTAGATAATGGCGTTTGGAAGGCAATGGACGTTGAACGCGCACAACAACAAATCAAGAAAACTTCACATAAAAATTTAGATGAAGTTAAGTTACAGATATTTGAACAATTCGTTAATCAATTGTCTAGATAACTAAACTTATAAATATCAATTGAGAACATTCATTTAGGAGACACTATAATGTCAGTAGAAAGTAAAGTTAAGGAATTGCTAGAACGCGTAACAGCGAAGGCTTCTTCTTTAGACGAAGCTATGGACCAACCAAAACAAGGCGACTCGAAAGATGCTCCTTCTGCTGGTCCAATGGTTGCAACTAGCGGAAAAGATTCCACAATTAAACCTGCCAACTCTGGCGATAGTTCGTCACCAAAGCAAGGCGATTCAAAAGATGCTACATTTGACGAGCGTAACGGCGAAGCCGACGTTAATCAAGGGGCTATCGTTTCTAAGGGTATTTCTAAAAATAATATCCAGATGAAAGGCCCTGTAGGTGCAGCAACAAACTTCACAACAACAAAAGATCTAAGTCAGATTCCTCAGAATACAGGTGTTGTATTCCAAGAAGAAACTGCAGAAGATGAAAACGCAGAAGTTGTTTCAGAAGAAGAAACAACCGAAGAAGAATCTACAGTTGTTGAACCGATTGATCTATCCCCAATCTTTGGCGAAGACCTATCGGAAGATTTCAGAGAAAAAGCAACATCCATTTTTGAAGCAGCAGTTATTGCTCGTGTAAATAACGAAATGGAAAAAGTAGCAGAATCTCTAGAAGAAAAATATGCACAAGAATTTATTGAATACAAAGAAAGCATCGTTGAAAAAATTGATGCATATTTGAACTACGTAGTTGAAGGCTACTTAGAAGAAAATAAATTAGCAATCGAGAATGGTCTTCGTAACGAAATTGCAGAAGATTTCATGTCAGGACTTAAGGCGCTCTTCAAAGAACATTACATTGAAGTGCCTGAAGAAAAATATGATGTAATTGGTGAACTACAAGTTAAAGTAACAGAGTTAGAAGAAAGCCTAAACGGTCAAATCAACAGCAATGTTGGCTTAAATTCTGAACTTACAGAACTTAAGAAAAAGATGATTATTAAAGAAATGTCCAAAGATCTAGCGGACACAGAAGCTAATAAATTGTCTAAACTTCTAGAAGGTGTAGAATTCGACAACACAGAACTTTACAAAGAAAAAGTTACTGTTATTAAAGAGAACTACTTCCCTCGCGATGCAGTTGTTAAAGAAACAGCAAAGCAAGCTCTAATAGAAGACACAAGTACTGAAGCATATTCTGACAACAGTGTTGTTTCAACTTATGCACAAGCCTTATCCCGAACAATCAAAAGACAATAACTTATAAATAAATAAGTCATTAAAGAGTCACAACAAGGAGACATAAATGTTTTTATCGGAAAACCTACAACAGAAATGGGAAGCAATTCTTGACCACCCAGATCTTCCACAAATCAAAGACAACTACAAGCGTCAAGTTACGTCTGTATTGTTAGAAAACCAAGAGAAGTCTTTACGTGAAGAACGTCAAGCGCTTTTCGAAACACCTGCAAATAACATCAGCGCAACTGGTGGTATTGACAAGTATGACCCAATCCTAATCGGTTTGGTTCGTCGTGCAATGCCTAACCTAATGGCTTATGACATTTGCGGCGTACAGCCAATGACAGGCCCAACAGGCTTGATCTTCGCAATGAGATCAAACTACGGTGCTACTCGTACAGCATCAGGTCGTACAGAAGCATTGTACAATGAAGCTAATACTTCATTCTCAAGCTCAGGCCAAGACGCAACAGGCAATAACCCAGTATTTGGTACATACAACACTGGTAATGCTACAATGACAGCGTCAATGGAAGCTCAATCTGACTTCCCAGAAATGTCTTTCTCTATTGACAAGACAACAGTTACTGCAAAATCAAGAGCATTGAAAGCAGAATACACAGTTGAATTGGCACAAGACTTGAAAGCAATTCATGGCTTGGATGCAGAAGCAGAACTTTCAAACATCTTGTCACAAGAATTCATGTTTGAAATCAACCGCGAAGTTATCCGTACAATTTACAAAGTTGCAAAAGCAGGTTCTCCTGCAACAGCAACAGCAGGTACATTTGACTTAGACGTTGATTCTAACGGTCGCTGGTCAGTAGAACGCTTCAAAGGTCTTCTATTCAATATCGAACGTGATGCTAACCACATTGCACAAGATACTCGTAGAGGAAAAGGTAACTTCATCGTTTGCTCTGCAGACGTTGCAAGTGCATTAGCTATGTCTGGCGTTCTAGACTATACTCCAGCTCTTTCTACAAATCTAAATGTAGACGACACAGGCAATACATTCGCAGGCGTTCTAAATGGCCGCTTCCGTGTTTATATTGATCCATATTCTGCAAACCTAGGAGCTTCTAATCAGTTCTACATGGTTGGTTATAAAGGTTCTAGCCCTTATGACGCAGGTATGTTCTATTGCCCATATGTTCCTCTACAAATGGTTCGCGCAATTGATCCTAACAGCTTCCAGCCAAAAATCGGCTTCAAGACACGTTACGGCTTGATCGCAAACCCATATGTTACAGCAAGCAATGGTTACGATGCAGACGGCGACAGCTTCACAGCAGCTCGCAATCAGTACTATCGTAAGACTAAGGTTATTAACCTTATGTAATCAACCGACAATAAGATCGGACTTAAAAGGGGGAAGCAATTCCCCCTTTTTTTGTCTTTGCACAGGGTATAAATATAAGGAGAAGGAATTAAATAAATGGCATATACCGCAAATATCAGTACAGCACAACAATCTTTTTATAATTCGTTGCCTAAGACCAATGATTATCTTAGACCGAATGCGTTTAGGTTTAGTATTAAAGACTTGCCCGGTGTTTCGTTTACTTGCCAATCTGCAAATATTCCGGACTTACAATTAGGTTTTGCAACACAACCTACACCATTTACTGATGTTCCATTGGTTGGAGATAAAATAAATTTTGGAGAATTTACAGTTCGATTTTTGATTTCGGAAGATATGTCAAATTATCTTGAAATGTATAGATGGTTAATTGCATTAGGTTTCCCTGAGAACTATAATCAATTCTCGACATTCACAAAAGACCGTCCAAGTAGATTTCCGTTTGTTACCAAAGCTACAGGAAAAGAAGAAGTTTTGGCATACTCGGATGCAACTTTAACGATTTTAGACTCGACAAACAACCCTAAAGTAAATATAATATTTAAAAATCTGTTCCCTATATCATTGCAGGCTTTAGATTTTGATATAGCATCAGCTAGCGTAGAATATTTTACCGCGATAGCATCGTTCAAATATACTATTTTCGAAGTACAACCCTTATAATTAAATTGGAGTTATTATGACAAATAAAGTAAAGCCTATGGCATTACCAAAGGTTCCTTCACTTCCGAAGGTCCCTAATGCAGGCGGCACGCCTGCAAAACCAAACGAATCTCGTTTAGAGGTTAAATTGGATGATTTGCGAAAAGAAAGAATCTTTATTGCTTCCTATCGCATTCGGTACTATTGCGAATGAGTCATTGGTGACGCGAGCACGTAATGTTCTTGTTGCTTATTTCCTACAAAGCGACTTTACTCGTTTAATGTTCATTGATGCGGACATTGAGTTTCAAGTAGAAGATGTTATTAAATTAATTGCACATAATAAAGATGTTGCAGTTGGTGCTTATCCTAAAAAGGGTGTTAACTGGCAGCGTATTCGCGAATCTGTTAAACAAACAGATCAACCTTTTGATGATAAAGCAATTGCATCGTTTGGTAGTGATTATGCAATTAACTTCAAATTCATTAATCGCGAATCAAAGCAAATTGCGATTGAGAATGGGTTGATCCGTCTACATGATGGAGCTACAGGCTTTATGATGATTAAGCGTGAAGTTATCGACAAGATGATTACCGCATACCCAGAGTTGAAATACAACAACGACTTGAACACACCGCCAGAATTGAACCCTCATTTCTATGCATTCTTTGACACAATGATTGATCCTAAAGATAAACGCTATTTGTCTGAAGATTATACCTTTAGTCGCAGATGGCAAGACATTGGTGGTGAAATTTGGCTTGACCCTTCAATCTCGTTGAACCACTATGGTTCATTTAACTTCCAGGGCAATCCTCAACAAATTATCCAAATAGGTTAATAGATAAAAATATATTATGAAATTATCAGATCTTCAAGAATCCTGGGCAGAGGATTGCAAGATTAATGAGATGAATCTTGGACATGAATCTGCTAGGACTCCAAACCTTCATGCCAAGTATTTGAATTATCTATCTTCAACCCGCCTTAATCTTCGTAAAGCCGAATCCGATTATTTAAATTGCCGACGTAAGAAGTATCGCTATTACAGAGGCGAAATGACGCAAGCGGAATTGACAGATGAAGGTTGGGATCAATGGCAAGGAAATAAACCATTAAAAAATGAAATGGATGAATTTCTAACTGTTGATCGCAATCTCGTTGAATTGCAAGATAAGGTGGAATATTTTAAAACAGTATTATACCAGTTAGAGCAGATCATTCGTTCTTTAAACAGTAGAACTTGGGATATTAAAAATGCTATCGAATGGAATAAGTTTACCAATGGCATGATGTAATGACCGATATAGTTTTATCTAAGAAAGACGAAGTTTACCTTAAAGTAAAGTGTGAACCTTCAATAGGACAAGAATTGAACGATCATTTTTCGTTTGATGTTCCTGGTGCAAAGTTTCATCCTTTATATAGATCACGTATGTGGGATGGTAAGGTTCGTCTTTATTCTATGTTTACCCAAGAGCTTTATGTTGGGCTAAAAAGTTATCTTGAGCACTTCTGCAAAGAACGAGATTACACCATAGATTATTCTCAATATGTAGAACAAGCCGATTCTGTGACATATGATATAGTAAAAGAATTTTGCTTATCATTAAAACTTGCTTCAAAGGGCGAACCTATTGAAGTTAGGGATTATCAAATAGACGCCGTTTATCAAGCTATTAGTGACGGGCGACGTCTATTATTATCTCCTACCGGTTCGGGCAAGTCTCTTATTCTTTATTGCCTTCTTCGTTGGAATCTAAAAGCTAACAGAAAACAGCTTATTCTAGTACCAACCACTTCCCTTGTAGAACAATTATACTCAGACTTTCAAGACTATTCTAGTATTAACGGTTGGAAAGCCTCTGAACATTGTTATCGTATTTACGGTGGCCATGAGAAGTCTAACGAATATGATGTTGTTATTAGCACTTGGCAATCACTATATAAATTACCAAAACAATTCTTTGCTATGTTTGATGTAATTTATGGTGATGAAGCTCACAATTTTAAAGCTAAGTCTCTTACAAGTATACTAAATAAGTGTACATCTACGCCATTTAGAGTTGGTACTACTGGGACATTGGATGGAACCAAGACTCATAAGCTAGTCCTTGAGGGTTTATTTGGCCCCGTGTATAAAGTAACTACTACGAAGAAACTAATTGATAATAAGCAATTGGCAGATCTTAAGATATATAATATAATATTAGAATATGCCGATGAGATAAGAAAGTCCTGCAAAGGATTTGACTATCAAAAAGAAATGGATTTTATTGTAGGGAATTTACAAAGAAACAAATTTATACGAAACTTGTCCTTAAAACAAGAAGGTAACACTTTGGTGCTATTCCAGTATGTTGAGAAACACGGTAAAGTTCTATATGAAATGATTAAAGAAAAAGCTGGAGACAGAAAAATATTTTTTGTATCTGGCGAAACAGATGTAACTGTTAGAGAGTCTGTTCGTTCTATCACCGAGGAAGAATCCAATGCAATTATTGTTGCGTCTTATGGCACTTTTAGTACTGGTATTAATATTAGAAACCTCCACAATATTATATTCGCCTCCCCATCTAAATCCCGAATCAGGAATTTACAATCAATTGGGCGGGGACTACGGACAAGTGGAACGAAAACGGAATGTAAATTATATGACATTGCAGATGACTTATCATGGAAAGCTAAAAAGAACTATACGTTACTCCACATGATTGAACGTATTAAAATTTATAATGATGAGCATTTCAATTACAAACTCGTAAAAGTACCAATCTAATGGAAAAAGATATTTACTTTAAGTATATAAAATTAGTATCAGGTGATAATATTGTTTGTACAACAACCGATAATTGCGAGAACGTTTATAAACAAAAGACTATATCTGTTACTGATCCTGTTGTTCTAAATCCTATTAGAATTCCAAAAGGTGATGTGCTTGTAGAATCTTATGTTATGTACCCTTGGTTTAGTTTTTCAGAAGAAATTGAATATAAGATACCGACAAGTCAAGTTGTATTGGTTGTTAACATAAAAGATAATCTGAAAAAGAATTATCTTAGATACTTAGCAATGCAAGACAATGATGACGACATTACAGACGGCGATCTTTTTGTAGATGACGATGAAGATGAAATTGATGAATTTTTGAATGAAATGGGAGAAGAAAATGAAAACAACGAAAACGGTGGAACCGATGGTTTTGGAAGTACAAGAACCATCCACTAGTCCTCCAGAAGCATCTCATTATGTAGATAATAAGAAGTTTTTGGCAGCACTTATAGAATATAAGAAAAGTATAGATGTTGCAAAATCCGAAGGCAAGAGTATACCGCAAGTACCAAGGTATATAGGTGAATGCTTTATTAAGATTGCTACACATCTATCATATAAATCTAATTTTATTAATTATACATTTAAAGATGATATGATTTCAGATGGGATCGAAAACTGTTTGACAGCAGCTACTAAATTTGATCCTGAAAAATCTTCTAATCCTTTTGCGTACTATACTCAAATTATTTACTTTGCTTTTATTCGCCGAATCCAAAAAGAGAAAAAACATCAGGCAACTAAATATAAAATTATTGAAAATTTAGATATGGATGCTATTATGCAGAACGGAGACGATTCTGAAGCAAGCAGACAATTAATTGATTATTTGAAAAAGCAATTAGATACAATAGATCCCGAAAAACGGGAAACTCCAGCACAAACCAAAACCCGCAAGAAAAAAGCAGCTTCGGCCGAATTGGACAATGATATTATTGACTTCATGGGCTAATTATATTATAATTCATTATGAATAAAAAATCTACCAACAAAATTAAAATCGCAGAGTTGTTCTACAGTATACAGGGCGAAGGTCGCTTTATGGGTGTGCCTTCTGTATTCTTAAGAACATTTGGATGCAACTTTACTTGCGGCGGCTTTGGCATGCCTAAGGGAGAACAAAGCAATGAAAGAAATGTTATTGCAATCAATTCAGAAAATTACAAATCGTATAATGATTTGCCTTTGGTTAGTACTGGATGCGATTCTTATGCTAGTTGGGATGTTAGGTTTAAGCATCTTAGCCCTGTTCTATCTGTTGATGAAATTGCCAACAATATTGTTAGTACGCTACCTCACAAGGAATGGAAAGACGAACATCTGGTAATTACTGGAGGTGAACCTTTATTGGGTTGGCAACGAGCTTATCCTGAATTATTAGAACATAAACTAATGAAGAATCTTAGAGAGATAACATTTGAAACAAATGGTACTCAAGAATTGTCTCCAGAATTTCATGACTATTTGTTTGAAGAGTGGACAAGGTTCGGTAGGATTTATGACAAGCTAACATTTTCAGTATCTCCTAAGTTGTCAGTGTCAGGTGAAAAATGGGAAGAAGCTATTTGCCCGGACATTGTTAAGTCTTACGAACTGATTGGTTATACCTATCTTAAGTTTGTAGTTGCAACTAAAGAAGATGCTGAAGAAGCAGAACAAGCAGTTAACGAATACAGAAAAGCAGGATTCGGTGGACCTGTTTATTTGATGCCGGTAGGCGGCGTCGAATCTGTTTATACTATGAATGCCAAAAATGTAGCGTTATTGGCAATGGAAAAAGGCTGGAGATATTCCGATAGACTCCAAATTCCTCTATTTAAAAATGCCTGGGGAACATAAATAATTATGCTACATAAAGGTAGCAAATTTCAATCATCATATCCGTGTAAGGAAGGATTCAAAAATGTCATACAACAAAACAAAAACTGACCCTGAACTTGGTCTAAAGGTTCATCAACATTTAGTTTACATGGGTGTAGAAACACCTACATTTCAAACATCAATGGATCGCAAAGATAAGATTGCTGAGATTGAAAAATCCTTCAGTCATATCATGCAAGTCTTAGGACTTGATCTAGATGATGATAGTCTTATGGAAACACCTAAGCGTGTTGCCAAGATGTATGTTAACGAAATCTTTTGGGGACTCGATTATGAGGCATTTCCAAAATGCACAACCGTTGACAATAAGATGAAGTATAACGAAATGGTATGTGAGCGTAATATTAATGTTCAATCCAATTGTGAGCACCACTTTGTAGTTATTGATGGCTTGGCAACTGTAGCATATGTGCCAAAAGATAGAGTTTTAGGTCTGTCTAAAATTAATCGTATTGTAGAATACTTCTCAAAGCGTCCACAGATTCAAGAACGATTGACGGAACAAGTTTTTCATACTTTACAATTCATTCTCGATACTGAAGATGTAGCTGTAATGATTGATGCACAGCATTACTGTGTTAAATCACGAGGCGTTGAAGATACAGGTAGCTCTACAGTTACAGTAAGACTGGGCGGAGGTTTTAAAACAGATCCATCTGCTAGAAATGAATTTTTAAGTATTGCTCGTATGTGCAAAAAATGAAACCTACAATTGCACTCTTTGTAAATGATCCAAAGTGTTCGGTGCAATCTAGTAATGGTATTGTTAAGTCTTTAGAAGACCATTATCATTTTAAGTTATTTTCCAAAAATACGCTTGAAGATAATTTTTTTGAAGATGTAGATTTAATTGCCGTTCCTGGGGGATTCGGTGATGCTTCGTCGTATAAAAATCTATTTAAATATAACTCCAAAGCTGTAAAAAAATTTATTAAACACGGCGGAAAATATTTAGGTATTTGTATGGGTGCTTATTGGGCAGGTAAACATTATCTAAATATATTAGAAGATATTGACACTGTACAATATATCAAAAGACCTAATGCCGATACAAAAAGACCACACGCAAAAGCAATCGATGTAAAGTGGAAAGACAAAAGTATGAAAATGTTTTTCTATGACGGATGCTCTATTGTAGGCGATAAAAGAAAATTTCAAACAATTTCAACTTATGCCAATGGTGATCCCATGGCAATTATTAAAAATAATATTGGATTAATTGGGTGCCATCCTGAGAGCCAAAGATTTTGGTATGATGATTATAGTTGGATGAAGAAACATTGGCACCACGGGGAACATAACAAATTGTTGCTTGAGTTTGTTAACGAATTAATGGAAAAATAAAATGACAGTAAATGTAATGGTTGACTTGGAAACAATGTCTACAAGATCAAATGCAGCTATCTGCTCTATTGGTGCAGTTAAATGGGAAGGCGATAAAATTCTAGATAAATTTTATTGCACAATAGATATCAAATCTTGTAAAGATGCAGGTATGCATATTTCAAAAGACACTGTTAAATGGTGGTCGGAGCAAAACAAAGAAGCTCTGCGAGAACTAACCAAGAATAATATTCCATTATATGAAGCATTGGATAAGTTTAGAGATTGGTTCGGCCCCAAGTCATTACCTATTTGGGGCAACGGAGCAGTCTTCGATAACACAATCTTATCTAATGCATATTTTATTACAGACCAAGAACCTCCTTGGAAATGTTGGGATGATCGTTGCTATAGAACTTTAAAAAGTATTTTCAATTGGATACCTGCAGATAAACGAGAAGGTGTTTATCATAATGCGCTTGACGATGCTATTTTTCAAACTAAGCATGCTATTAAAATTTTAGGACCAGATTACAAATGACAGATGTTGAAGCAAAAATGACGGAATTAATTCAGCCTATTGACAAACAAATTTATATGTGCAATGATACAAATGAATTGCTTATGTTAAATTGTGCTATGCTACAAAGAGTCAGAGAAATATTTGACTTAGTTGTAGGTGAAGAAGGTCGTAAAAAATTTTTTAGTAATTTGAAATGAAGACATATAAAAAACGTATTGCATTTTGTTTAAGTGACCAACACACTATTCCGCATGGTGGTCTCGGTCAATTCGCAAAATCGTTTATTGAGAATTTTGTACCATTGGGCTATAAGGTAGATATCATATCTGATAAACCTACATCTAATGCAGAATTTAAAGAGTATCTAGAATCTCAAGGCGCAAGCTTCGTTTATCCTTCAGAGGTTCGACCATATAGTTCGCATACAAAAACATTCATGTTTGAGGATTCTTATAACTTTGAAAAGATGAGTAATTTTAGAGATGCTATGATGAAAGCTTTAAATACTAATCTTTATGATATTATTATTTGTAATACGTTGGAATCCTTTCCCGGCATCTATGCTCTAAACATTCATAAATCTATTCAAGTCATTTACTATACTCATAACGAGAGTATGGTGTTCTTAGATGACAGAACATGGAAGAATGAATTTACAGAATCATTTAATGAATTGTTTAATGCCTTGATGAAAGTAAAAGGCATTACTATTGGTACACAAACACTAAGAAATAATAATGAACTTCGAGCACAAGGTATAACTAACTCTTATGAGCTTCCGATTCCAATGACAGAAAAAACATTGTTGGAAGAACATAATAAACCTAGAGAAGGTGTATTGTGGATTGGTCGTTGGGAGCCTAGAAAAAATCCTGAGGAGTTTATTCGGGTAATTAAAGAAACAGGATTACCTGCAAAAGTAATTACTAATACCAATGGCGCCAAAAAATTTGAAGAAGCACTAAAAGCAATCGGCGCTAAATATGAGATAAAGATTGGCGTATATGGTAAAGAAAAAGTTGACTTTATAACAAGTGCCCGAGTTGCATATAATCCTGCAATCAGAGAAAGTTTTGGTTTAGCATTTTATGAATGTATGGGACAGTTACCTACCGTTGCTATAAAGGGTATGTCCTGGTTAGATAATTTTAGTAACCAATGGTATTTCTGTGAGGATAAGAAAAATATTCCAAAATTGATTTTAAAACTATACGAAGACTTTGCAGATTCAAGAGTTTGGTATAGTAAATCCCCTTTGGATTCTATTGTAGCAGAGCATGCCGAAGGCATACAGGCATGGATAGATATTTTTGAATCATTCAAACCCGTAGAATCAAATTCTGTTAGAGCAACAATTAATGAATATTCGGAAATTGAATATGCCGAATTTATTAAAATTTTAAATAGGAAAGATTTGTCTATAGATGATGTCAAATCTGTATTGACAAACAAGTACAAATATAATATAATTTATACTGATACGAGCACATACCTATACAAAGACCCAAATTTTGTGCCAAAAGAAAAAGAGATAAACAACTTAGAAAGCTTATTCGGATGAGTAGAATTTTAGAATATGTTATATCAGGTCCAGCATATCTTCGTTTAGGCGCAGAACAATGTAATGACCCTGAGGTGTTGCAGATGATTCTCGATATGATTAATCATACTGTACACAATAAAAACAATCATCAGTTTTCATTATTATATAATGGTTTTACTGAAAAGAACTTTGGTAAAAAGCTACAGAAGTTTAGACCCGCAATTAAAAACATTCATGCAGACTCAGGTGGTTTGCAGATTATTACTCGTGGTCTACAAAATACTCCTGAGACTAGAGCAAAGGTTTTTGAAAATCAAGGCACATATGCGGATATTGGTATGGCATTTGATGAAATTCCTGTTAAGTCTACATCCGCAAGTGGCACATCTGCAAAGATTGATACTAAGCGTAGATATGTAGATATAGAGAATTTTGAGTCTTATGCTAGACAAACAGGTAAGAACGTTAAAGATCAGATTGTTAAGTTTGATTCATTGAATAGTAAATGTAGACCATTTGTTATTCTTCAAGGTTCAGGTGCAGACACATATGCACAATGGGCAGAATGTATGTTGGATGAGATTCCAAAAGAATTACACCATCGCATTGGCGGTGTTGCTATGGGGTCAGCTGCTCTAGGTATGGGACCACTTGAAGATGTTAAACGAGCATTTTATGTTACATCGGTTCCATTTGAAAGACCATTTCATTTACACGTCTTGGGTGTTGGTGCCCTTAAGCGTATTTTGCCATATCTGTTATTTAGTCAAACTGGTCTATATAAAGATATAGATATTTCTTATGACTCTACAACACATTCTATGTCATTAGATAATGGTTTGTTCTATTTTTCACACTGTAAGAAAAATGGCGCAGGTGATTATGGTGGTTCTTCAGTTAAAATGGGAAGACCATATTCTAACATCTATAGAACAGTTACAGAAGAAATTAATAATGTATGTGGCACCTCATATGAACCTGAAGAATACCATAAGCTAATGAATATTGCTGTTGGTGAATATTTAGAAAAAGGTGGCAAGTTCATTGATATTATGCGAGCACGTCTAGGATTTATCTTGACCAATGTTCATAATTTTACAATGGATGTATCTGAACTAATGAACTCTAAAGAAAACTTCTTAAGATTCTGTAGAGACAAAGGTTGTGAGAATGAATATTCTACATTGTTTGATGTTAAGAACAACGATGATTTCCTACATTGGGAAAAACACGTTGGTAGATTTATGGACTCGGAGCCAGTTAATTCTGTAGCTCCATCTTCACTTGAGGATTTATTTGCATGAAGAATAAAAGTTATATTTGGGT